TCCATTCTTCTTGCAGCTTTTTCTGCTGGAGAAACTTCTAATGCTTGTGGATTAGGACTAAGACCTTCAATTAATTGACCTTCAATTTGATTTTCAATACTGTCTGTAAATAAACCTTTACCTAATGTTGCACCGGGTTTTAAAACTTTACCGTCTCCAGAAAAACCTATTTCATAAGGATTATCAATTCTGTTACCAATATCATCAGGCATACCTGTTGGGCTTTCAATTCCCGGAGGACCTGTTTGAATATCTAAATGAGCATGTTCTCTTTCTCCTTCTGGTATTTTAGTTTCTGCAATACCAATAGGAAATTTACCTGTACCAAAAATTACATCAATTAATTGACCAAACGCAGCAAGTACTTTTGTTTTAGTAATCTTTACAAAGATACGAGACTTTTCTGAGTCTCTAAACTTAACAGACTTATTGTAAAGTCCTCTATAGTTTTCGTAAGCTCTTAACCAACGAGTTTCATCTGTTTGTCTAGCATCTTCTGCTAATCTAAATCTGTCTTTAATAATTCCAACAAGATTAATTTGTTGTTCAAACTCTAGTTCTAATGATTTTCCAGCTTCACCGTCTACTTCTTCGTAGAGATTATCAGCATTTAAAAATGTATTGTCACTATCTGCCATAAACTTAATATCCAAATGTTGAGTCGGAAGGTTGATGAATATCTCGTTTTAACCCTCTTAATCTATCAAAAGGACTAACCATTCTAGGTCTACTCATTATCATATAACGCAATGCATCATATGCGTGGTCTGAAGCATGTGTATCTACATCTTCAGGATTAGTTTTAGAAAGTGGTATGCTCTGTAATTCTCTTATTAAGTTAGGACATGTATTAAATATCTGTAACTTAGGTCTACCATTTTCTTGAACCTTTAAAAACTCATGTATTTGGATTTTACCTTGTATTCTATTTTTATCAGCTGGTCTTAACTTATGTCCTGCTCTAACTAAAGATTCTCCGACAGTTGGACCTGTAGTACCTGTTCTAGCCCACGCTGCTGTATCCAAAACACCAGAGACCGAATAAGGGTCTTCTAGTTCCATATCTGTTATTATACTACCTAATTCCTCACCTGTCAAGCCTTTTCTGTATAATTCTCTATAAATTATTAAAGTACCGTCATTTATGTCCATTATTCCCCATAAACAACAGGATTCAGAAGCATATCCATAGTCAATACCTTTTACTCTTTCCCAGTGTACAGGAAGGTCAAATGGAGTAATAACATGAACTAAAGGTTCAAATTCTGTAAATGCTGCTCCTTCTGCTACATCCCAGTTACCTTCAAGAAGTTGTTGACGTTGAGTTGGTGGTAAAGACTTAAGCATTTGCTCATAAACTCCATCCTCTGCAAGGTATGGGTTATCAGCAAGTTTAGCTGGTATAAACTTTCGAGTAAGACCATCGTTACCTAAAAAACTTTAATTATGTTCTGCTGGTAAAATATATCTATTTTTTACCCAATGAGAACCAACACCACCGGGGTTAGCAGTACAACGTAAATATGTTTTTATTTCTGGGTCAGTTGTTCTAAGTCGTGAAGCAAGATAGTTCCAACTAAACTCTGTAGGTAAGTGAGTAATCTCATCAAAGCCTATCCAACTATATGCTTGTCCTTGATATCTGTATACGTCTGCATCTCTCTCAAGGAAACCAAACTCAACCTTTGCACCGCTTGGAAAGTTCCAAAGCTTTTCAACTTCTCTGAACTTAGCACCGGGAAACGCTTGTGGGTATAACTCACGAGACTTATCAATCATCTCACGAAGTTCTGGCATAGAACGTCTAAGTATTAAAGCACGATGAGCTTTTTTGTGACAATATCTTAGTGGGTCAATAATCATTGCATACGATTTACCACCACCAGCAGCTCCACCATAGAGTACATCTTTTTCATCTGCAGCAAGAAAGTTTGTTTGTGGACCTTCGTTTGGATGAAAAATAACTTTTGAGTCTTTTATAATTTCTTGTACTGACGGAGCAACTTGTTCTAGTTCTTCTTCTGTAACAATATTAGAAGGTGTTTGTTCTGTTGCTTTTTTAATAACTGATTCTTCAGCTTTAAGTTTTGCTTCTTTATATGCTAGTTTCTTTTTATTTTTTTCTAATTCTTTTTTTTGTTTAGCTAGTTCGTTTTTACGTTTTTGTTCTTTAGAGTATTGATACTTTGGAGTTAAGTTTTGTTTTTGTACTAACTTTGACAAGCCAACATGACTTATTTTTCTTTTAGCTTCTATAGATAAACTAGCTGATGCTTCACGCAGAGACAACTCTTCAGCTAAAACTGAATTAATATATTTTTGTAATAATGAAAGTTGCTCCGGAATAGGAGCTAAGTAGCCTTTAGTAGAATTACTAAGTCTATACCCAAAAGGAATTGTACTTCCTTTCTTTTTTATATACCCTTTGGGCACGACCATTTAAATAATCCAAATAATTATTAAAGCTGATATAAAACCTATACCACACCATATACCCCAAACTTGCAAGTCTGTAAGGTCATTGGTATTAATAATACTATTTACTTTTTTTTCTAGTAGTTCTTTTAACATTTGTTTTCCTCTTGGTTGTTTGTTTTTTTGGAGCTAGAGCTTTTTTAAATAACTTACTATAAGCTTTCTTTACTGCTTCTAACCATTTATTAATTCCGTACATTAGTCTTTGTTCTCCTCGGTTTTCTTTTTACCGAATATTCTATCCCAGTTATCTCTATAGTCTTGAGTATAGAATCCGGGTCTGGGATTAGCACCCTTACTTCCGTGTGTATTTTTATAGATCGGTGATCTAAATGTTATTGGTTTTTCGTCACTGCCTATTTGTTTACCCATATTACCACTTCACCTTGTTAGCCCAGTATGCTGCAGACAACACACCTTTAGCAATGTTCTTAGCGTGACGAGCTTTGAATGATCTACGTCTAGCCTTTTCACTTTTTGACTTAGGACTTTTACCAGCACCACTAACACCTTGTTGTCCAAACCTAATAGTTTTAATTGTACTACCTGATTTAGCTACAACGATATGTGACTTAGTAGGATGATTGGGAGTACGTTTGGGTTTATTGTAACCACTTACTCCTGCTCGTTTTAATCTACTATCGGCTTTACCACCTTTAGCCATTCTAAACTTAGCAGTCTTTTCTGCAATCTTTTTAGGTTGAGGTGAGTGTTGCTTACCGGCAGCTTTATCTTTTCTTTTTTTGGCACTAGTAGCTGCATATTCTGAATCACTTAAAGCTTCTCTGGCTTTTTCAGGTAAGTATCTTTCTCCAGTTTTACTAGAAGGTTCTCCAGACTTGGTATCCCACTTCTGTTTACCCCATTCTACTAATGACTTTTGAGCTTTCTTTAATAGTGACATTACTTGTATCCTCCACCAGCTTTCTTGTATGCTTTAGCTAGTGCTTGTGCTTTACGTGCAGACCATTTACCGGCTGCAGTACCGTGTGAAGCAGCAGCTTTGATACGTTGAAATATTCGTTTACGTAATCCGGGCTTGGTATAGTTACCTGCTTCGTTGACTTTTGATTTAGCCTTACCACCTTTGCGAAGTTGTAATCTTTCTAATAACATTAGTGTAGTATCCTATCTTCTTCTTTGGGTATTGTGTTTAAGTATTCTTTTTCTAACTCATCATCCACATAGATGCTGTCTAACTCTCCGACAACAACCAAATGGTTCTGGGCTGCAGCTAGTTCTGCTTTTTCATAAGATGAAGCTACGATGTTAGGACCTGCAAAGGTTGTACCGTAGGCTTCGATCTCAGTCAGAAATATCTTCACTTATATCCTCATAATCTACATCTGTAATGTCAATTGCCTTTTTCTCAGGGAGAATAAATATACCTCCACTGGTATTATGATTAACATCTATCCTGTCAGTCTTTGAAACTCCTACACGATCTAATATGGTCTGTGCAGCTTGTAGCTTATAGTTAGCTTGAGGTATCGGCTTATCTGACTTCAAAACCTCTATAATCTTGAACGCTGCTGTAGGGGCTTCCCTTGCAAGTACGTTTTGGGCTAAATCTACTACTTCTTCTTTTAAACTTTTTAGTACTTGATAGTGATTGCCTGAATACCCTGCAAGTTCGGCTGACTTTT